ATATCCGACGTCGCGAACTGGTGTTATATATTGACCTACCAGTTCATTTGATGACAGCTTAAGATTAACCCCGTCTATATACATTTACACCACCGTTATTTTACAAGGCAATAAGGTTACCCTACTTCCATATACAAATACTTGGCACCGCAAATTAGATTGATATACATCACGGACTTCTAATTTACAAGGCAAATTATTTTCATCTAAAAATACTACAGTCACATGGCACACTAAATTCTTAGTTGACTTGTTGAGAACTGTAACTTTGTTAATTAAATCCGTTGATGAATCTTTATATACAGTTATTCTATTTACTAAATCTAAGTGACCTGATTTGTCGCCTGCCCAGGCCGCCTCTTCAGTATATGTCGTTACCACATTTTTATATGGAATACTATTTATTGAAATAACTGCTTCTGTTGCATTTAAAGAATAATTGCCTGACGTATCAACTGCTTTAATCCAGTAACTTTGATTTGCTCCAACTTTTAAGATAGTTGTCAAGTATGTATTTCCTTGGACAAACGCAATTTCATCCGCGCTTATCCAATCCGTGCCAAGGCGTATTTCATACCCCATTATATCAACATCGGATACTAAAGGCCAGCCCATTCTCAGTCTATCTTTATCTTGTGTAACAATGAACGATTCAACATCTGCTGGAGGTGCTGACTTCCCTGCAATCGTTATAACTGCAAATGGGGAATTAACGATTGACTTCTCCTTTCCCGCAGTTGAAACGCTTGTTACGCAAACTGTGTATTGATTTAAATCAGAAATACCCCCAAGAATTTGAAAGTGCGTTCCGGTTGTTTCTCCCCTAAATTGCCAACTATCCCCTGCATCATCACTCAAGTAAATCTTTGCTTTTATATAAGAACCCACGTAATACCCAGATAAGGAAGGCTTGGAAAACCACACATCAATAACACTTTCTATTGTACCATCTCTTAACTTAATTAAACCTTCTGTTAAATTTAGGTCTATTACAGCCGGGGCTTCTACTGTTAACGCCGAATAATTATCAGTCGGCAAGATCAAATCCCCCTCTGTATAAATAGCCTCATTGTACTCTAATGCAGTAATTGATACTTCATAATTAGATTCTCGACGTAGCGAAGTAATTCTGTAATCCTTTTTAACCTTATTTATCTCCCCAAAAGAATATTTATCATATTTTAATGGAGCACTAGTAAACGGAACGGATACAGTTATTGCTGAAGTAGTAGACCCTGGTGCATTAGTTACCGTCCGCTCTTCGTATGTATCATTTGCAAAGTAAACTAATAACCTATATGTTTTACCTATTTCAATTATAACTTCCCTATCTAAATTTACAGACGAAACTGTGCTTCCAGATTTTATCATCCCAGAAAATCCTATTTGCGGAACATCGTGGGAAAAACTAATTACATCAAAAGCCATGCATGCAATCGCACTCATGTTTGCCCTGAATGTTATAAGCCTATCCAAATTTAAACAGGCCCGCAAAATAAAATTCCCCTCACGAATCGCGTACGACGCCTTTGTTACAAATATCCTTACTGATTTCTTACGTTGAGGTTCACCGGCTGCTATGGCTGCCTGGTCCAACACAACAATGGATTCATCTTTATACCCTTTGGATGCGTCCGTATAACGAACTTCAATCATGTTATAACTATCCCTCTTGGATTTCCACACCTCTGAATAAGAATCCGGCGCAATATTACCCATTCCAAACAATTGTACCGGATCTTCAGCTTTTTCTATTTTAATTTTAGCATTACCACCTGCATAAAGGATAACCCCCCTAAAAGACGTACAAAGTTGAGAAATAATATCCAATGCTTTACCGGATGAATCTATTACTACATCAAGCCTAAAACGCTTTTCCCACCCGCCTGCGCCATCACTCACACGTTCTTCACAATACTTCGCCATTTCAAGGTTAACAACATCATCTACATCAGTTGTAGCAATATAATTACCCAAGCCGTAACGTGCGTTAGTTAAAAGATCTCTTAAACACCAAATCGGATTGGCACCCCACTTTGTTATATAAGTAGTTCCATCCCAATAAACCTCTGCCCCTGTAGAAAATAACTTCCATTTAGAAGTATCTGGATCCCAATAATAATTTTCCCAGTCTACTGAAGTTCCACCCCCTGCTGGTGCCGTACGAATATCCGGAATACTTATTTTAATACCACGAATGGTAACCCTAAAATTAGGTGAAGACCCTGACAACTGTTCTGTGGCTAACGCTTTGATCGAAGCCAAAGCAACGCACGGGTACGCCATATCGTCTGTACGAACTTCATCTACTGAATCAAACAAGATATCCGTAGCAGTGTATGTGGTTGAATCAGCCGATATTTTAGTTACCCTAATATCGTACTTTCCTGCTGGCAACCCAGATTTAACATAAACCCTACGCAAAGCCGTGCGAGACCTGCCATCAATATTTAGGTCCGTTGCTAAGGTGTAATAACTAGCTGAATTCAGCTTATACTCAATTTTTATAATTGCTTTGTTTGATTCCAGTGCTCCTGTAGATGAATTTTGAGTATAAAGACCGGCCGGAAATGAAAAATGCAATTCAAAGCCCTCAACATCTGTTAATGTTGTAGTATAGACGTACGGATTATTTTTAACAAGTGAAGCTGCTACTGAATTGATATCGTGCAAATCTTTGAAATTTGAAATTACTGACTGAGTATTAGTTCCGTATCTATATTCGGTCGTTATACCATCGAAGTTAGCAGAAGGATTATCATTTATGTGAAGTGATTCAACTGCATCTATTTCACCCTCCGAAAGCCCAAGTAAACAATTGAGGTAGTTTTTATCTCCGTCGGTCCAAATGTATTCATTTAGTTTATTACCTGGAACAGCGTGGCGCCCGTATACAATAGGGATTGGAATCCCTACATCTTGAGTAGTTTGCATTCCTTCCCAACCATACGTTGGGCTATTTTCAAGATCGTCCCCGGTTTTACCAAATGATGGTTGTGCTACTTTGCGAGCCGTCAAAGCCATAATAACAGAAGCAGCAAGGGAAGCTACCAATAATGTTACAGGTAAATACGTCCAAAATATAGCATAAAGGATGGCACCTATGGCCACAAATTTAATTTTAATGGTGATTATTATATCAACGCCATCAACCACAACTTCCGTAAAGTCAGTTATTAATCTGCCTTCAAGGATGACATCGCATTCCTTATAAGGTAAACCAGTAGCATCTAAATAAAAAGATAATGCTTTACCTTGTGCATAGTCTAACTTAAATTCACGCTTATCTTTTTGCTCAAACCTAATTGGATAATACCGTATTCTTATCATTGTTTAATCCTGAAATAACCCTCAATGCGTTGATTGTAAAGGTTAACGTTTAAATTACCTACTACTACTCCCGGACCATCTACGCAATGTAAAAATTTGTCATTACCAAGGAAGATACCTGCATGTTGTGCAATGCCTTTCATCCCGCGAAAGACAACCGTATCAAACAATTTAGGTTCTTCTACCCGGACCCACTGTTTTTGATAATTTTCTATAATCAAGTCGTTACCCTTTGCAGCCCACTTTTTTTCGTAATCAACAATATCTATCAGATCAAAGCCAAGATCTTTATAAACAAGTATTATTAAACCATAACAATCTAAACCTGCCATTGTTCTCCCCAGGTGTACGTATGGTATACCTAAATACTTATCTATACATTCTCTTGCTGTATTCATTATGCCACCACCGTTCGTTGCGACGGAATTGAAGGAAACGCCCCAAACCTTATTATATTACCTCGAATCCTGCAATCTGCCATTGTTCGATTACAAGACGTATACGCCCCTGCATAAGCACAATTTGCATCCTTAAATGACTTCCACCTACAAACGCCACGCATGTACCGGCCAAAAGGTAATTCCACCTCTTGAACGTCAAACTTGCTTGAACATTCAAAATTAACAGCTTTATCGGATGCCGTGTACCTATCTATGTAAAATACCTCTGTCCGAACATTATCAATATCAGTTAATTGGTCGGCCCAAACTTGCCTTATTGTTAACTTCTTACCACGCAGGTCATAATTTTCAAGGTAATACTGTAAAAGGCGCGAAACGTTAGCCATGCTTATTTTAACTGCATCTATTTCGCCCTGAACGTTTTCTGTTGAGGCATCCCTCGCCATCGGAAAATGTGTATATGTTACCCCATCAAAAACAACGTCAACTTTCCACTCAGCAAAATTTAAATTCGTACCCAACCCATCATAATCCTCCAAAGTGTAAAGATTAATTGGTTGGTTGGTCTGAGCATTTTTAGTTTCGAGGTATTCTGCTGGTAAAGTCATTAGGTTGTATCCTCCTCAAAATCTATTGTAAAATCACACAAACCATAACTAATATATTCATAAGATAACTTATCTGATGCAAAGCGAACGGTATATTCAACTGAATCTAATGGGCTGGTCCACGTAAATGATGTAGCTTTACCCTTTTTTAAATTAAAAAAGGCTAACACAGCCTGGGCCACGGCAACCGTTCTGTTTTTAAAGGTCAGCCTAAAAGAACTCTTATTAGTCGGCCACACAGATCTGTATTGCTTAGTCCCATTTTCTGCCTCAGATTCTAGTGTCTTCCACTCAGAATCCGTAACTACTACAAAGTCTGGAATCCATGCAAAGTCTGACATAGCTTCTCCTTACCTATATTTCCTCATAGCAGTTCTAAACGCACCATTTTTTTCTAGTTCGGATATCATTGCACCTGCCAACGTCTTACTTTCTCTGTATACATCTTCAGGTCCCCACGCACGGATAACTTGGACCAAATTAACATTTAATCCTCCACCAACTGCTCCACCGGCATTTACTTTTGCCAAGCCTTCTGCACCACCTATAGTTGCCATGCCATTGCGAGATAAATAACCCTCACCCTCTTGTGCTATTATTGGGTATTCTCCTGCGGCTAGACCCTCGTGGGCTTTCCTCATAAAACCGCCAAGGCCTATCTCACCGCCCTCGTGTTTACTACCACCCATAACTAGCCCACCCCAGCCAAGAGCAGCGATTACGGCCCTGCCTGTGGGAGTTAAATTAAGTAATTGAACTACTGCCCATAACGCTAACAATTGGGCAATTAAATTGGCTATCATCCTAAGTATTGCCTTACCAAAACTAGCAGCATATTCTTCCATTGACTTCATTTCACCTGAAAATAAATCAAAAAAGAAGTCTGAAAATGCATTAGCCATCGCCGTAGCAAAATTTAATGCAAAATTTTCCATCATTGTACCCCAATTGCCAAACTGTTGCGCGGCTTTTATCAAACCGCCCTCTAAGCCTTGAAGGGTTTCTTTCCACTTACCAGCAAATCTACTAGCTGCTTCAGTTGCCTGGTGAGTCTTTACAATAATTTTATCTAACGTAACCGCCTTTGCTGCTGCAGCTATCTCCGCATCGCCCTTTTTAGTACCCGGACCTTCTCCACCCCACCCGAACACCATTGCCGGAGGCTTCTGTGTATTTCCTGTCTTTACAAAATCCCAAAAATCCTGGAACTTTGTTTTCATCTTTAATATCCACTCTTCATATTCTTTCTTATGGTTTTTCAGCCACTCAATGGCGGATATTGCTCCGACAGTTATTGTAACTGCGACAATAATAGGACCAAAATTTTTCAACTGGGCCAATAAGGACAGTAATCTTGTTACTGTTCCTATAGCAATGAGAAATGCCCCGCCCTTTGCTACAAATTCTACAAGACCTTGCTTAGTTTTGTCTGGGAGTTTAGAAAAGCTATCTGAAAGATCGAACACAAATTTAGTAAGCTTTTCTACCATCGGGAGGGCGGCCTTAGCTATTTCATTTGAAAAACTTTGAGTTGCTATCCCTAAAGAACGCATTGAAGATGCAACGCTATAATTTACCTTTGAAGCACTGGCCAAAGCTGCTACAACTGGAGCCATCATCATTGTTCCCATCATAGTCATACCACGACTTATCTGACGAAGGCTGCCACCAAATTTTTCCATCGATGTTCTTGTCTTTTCACCGTGCTCTTTAGTTTTATTAAGCGCTTCATCTATTGCATTGGAAGCATCCTTTGAAGATTCCTTTGTATCCCCGGCAAATTTCTTTTGAGCGTCGTTTACTTCCTGTAGTTCCTTCCTAACCTCAGAAGAATCTGCTACAATTTTAAGGATAAGCTCAGCAACACTTTGTTCTCCAGCCATTATTTCCTCCAAAGTATAGCGTATAATACAGCAAGAAGCACAATAGCAATACCAATATCTATTAAGTTCTTACCAAATTTATCTATGCCTACCCACGCCATTTTACATCTCCTTTAACCCAAATTTTGCTAGGTCTTCAGGTCCTACCGGAACGATTACATTCTTATCAAATGTCCTATGTACCAGTTCTTGGAATGCCTCTGCGCCCTCTTTTGATAGGGCAGCCACAACTGCCAAACGCATTACAATTGCACTATTAATGTAATCTTTGTTTTTTCTTTCACCGATAGTAACAATTAGTAAATTTAATTGCCCCATCGTTAAGTTTAATATCTGCTCAAGCGACCAGCCATACTCGGCAGCAAGCATGTCTATTGCTAGGCTAAAGCTATGCTTGTCTGATTCATCTAAGCCGCTACTACTTGGCTCTTCAGTTTGCTCCAGCCCGCCTTGAAATTTGAGATTATTGCTCCAAAATCATTAATACTTACCACTTTAAGGAACAACTTAGAAACCCCTACCAGATCATGCTGGTTTTCGAGCCATTCGCCTTCTTTATCTATTGCCCGTGCCAATAAACCAAATAACCTTGGGGCCTCCCCCAAAACCAAGGGCATATATTTTAAAATGTCCTCATTAGAAAATTCCATCGAGGGGTATTTCTCCTTTATAACCTGGAGACCATCAACCAAATCCCGCGTAAAGAAAATTATATCTTTTACGGAAAATGGTTTAACTACTAATTTCTCCCCTGAAATAATAACTGTTTGTTCTGTTGGTACCAAAACTTCTGAATCCGGTTTCTTTGTCATTTTATTCTCCTTTTCAATTTTATGTTACCGTTACTTTACATTTTAAATGTGTATGAACGTGTTCTACTATAACACTAGACCAAAGCATATTCGTCTTTATTTTAGGAACAGACAGGCGCATAATTAAATTAGAAGAACTTGTTGTCCCTCTAACAATATAACCAATCTGTGCACCAACTGCCTTGGTCGTATCCAAGATGGCCCTAAACGTTACCGGAATAGCCGCATCTTGCTTAGATGAAAATGTAATTTCTCCAAAATCAACAGCCACAACTTTATAAAAGTATGCTTCAAAAAAATTGTCTACTGATATAAACTGCAATGTGTGCGTCGGTATAGTTACAGATCCGCCAAAATCAACCCGCCTACTAATAGACGCCTCATTAATCCCCCAAGCGTGCCTAAAATTAGCTATAGACGTCTCAACAAGCATGGTTGAAATATAATAGTCTTCAGACTGTTTAACTACCTCGTCCACGCCCAGGCCACTAAGTGATGGACGACCCCATAAACTCTTATTAACGCGCATACGTATACCGCCGCGCGTCCAGCCAACATTTACCCCATCTAAATATAGGGTGCAAGATCCTACAAATAAATCAGATACATCGGCCATAGTGACCCCTGTTAGTTAGAATATAACTTAGCTTTTAAAATTTGGATTTTGCTTTTAAATAGACTGGCATTAACGACGTGTTTACCGTTAAAGAAGCTGTCTATAATTAAACGTATCTTGACCGGATCTCCTTTAACGATAAACAACGCCTGATTTTTACTCTTGTCTGGAACCTCTACACCTGCTAACTCCATATCAGGTTCGCAAATAATAGCCGCCGCAATATATAAATCTGTTAATTTGTATCCGTCTTCCAATCGTTCTATTTTCATTTAACCCTCCTCATTTTAAATATTCATTTAGAGTATTAAAAATTAGGTTACGGTCACGCGGCAACGTAAGTTCAGGTAGTCCCTCAAGGTCTGATCTTCTATATAACCAATAGCATCATATGTAGAATCCAACAATGCTTCAAAGGTTACAGGGATTACTTGCTCTTTATTTTTCTCTATTGACATTGCGCCGAACTCGACAGCAACTACCCTATAAAAATGCAACTTCCTTTGCCTCGTACCACCAGGAAAGCCAGGAGAATTACCATATACATCAAGGTAATGTTCCGGAGCTTCCGTCATTGTTCCTCCGAGCACCAACCTACGGCTGCCAGGAGTTGTAGTTAAGTCAATTGCGGAATCAATACCCCAGGCAATCTTGATATTTTCAAGGGTATTTTCCGAAAGGTTCGTCTTAATCTTAAAAGACTCTTTAGTCTTAAAAGACTT